TGCGCCCGCCTACCATCGCGCCCATCGTCCAACCCATCCCATACTTTCAGAACCTATTGAAACTTCGCGCCAGCGCAGCGCGCCAATAACAACGGCACGGAATGAAACCACAGGGATGGGGCAGGGGGTACCGTACAAGCCCCCAACACCGTCTGCTCGACCAGTGGGGAAAGGGTACATTTCTCAAGAAATTTCCAAAAGGACCTATAAAATCCCCGAGCAACTTTACAACCGACACCCTTACTTGTTCTAAGAGGATTATATAAAAATAAATAATTACATATATAGATAGGGCCCCCGCCCCGCGCCAAGTTTCCCACCGTGGAGGCCCCTCACTCCGAACACATCCCTCACCCTCACCCAATCCTCCCCCGACAAAGCCCCAAAGGTTCCTCCCAACGACGGGGTGGGCGCCTCGATCCGAACACACACCTCACGACGTTGCAACCTCGCAACCGCACCCTTTATTGTTCCTATAGAGATAATAAAATAAATAATTGTATATAGAAATAGGGCCGCCCCCTCCGCCCAGGTTGCCCAGCGCCGTGTGGCGCCGTGTGCCCGAACACCCACCGCACACATCGTGAGCCCGAGCCCACCTGTTGGGAGGAACCAAATTCACTCAGGCGTGGCAGGAGCGCAGCAGGAGGTGGCGCGCCCTCAAAGAAAGAGGCCCCCATCTCTGGGGGCCCCCTCCACTCAATCGTCTTCGGGCACTTCACTCTCCACGATGGGCCCCCTCTTGAAGAGGATCAACTGGCTCACCGCGTCGGAGTTCCACTTCAACCCCCTCAACACCTTGTTCTCCCCGATCTGCCCCTTCTGCACGTCCCACCCGGCCTCTTCCACCACCTTCTGGCCCAGTGTCCTCTCATTGACACCCGTCACTTCCATGTGCTTCCAGTCCTTCCACACCTTCCAGTAGGACCGAATCCGCGCCACCGCAATGGTGTCCTTCTGCCCGCCCGGCACCAGCATGTCCTTGATGAACGCCTGGACGGGGTTGTTCTCGCCGAGGAACTCCCTCATCTGGTCCTCCTCGTACATGGACCGGCTCCACTGTTGGCTATTAATGAGTCGGTGTGCCGCCCTCGCAACACTCTGGCACACACCCTCCCTCTCCGCCCACAACTTCTCCAGCAACTTCACGTCCTCCTTTCCAAGGTAGGACACCCGGTAGGGGAGGATGATGAGTTTGCTACTGATACTCCCCTTTGCATCTGCGAAGGAGGGGATCGAGTTGGCCTGGAAGAACACCTGGGCCTGCACCATCGCCGTGTGCTGCCGCACCCCCTTGGGGTTGATGGGCATATCGTCCTCTCCAAGGATCTGCTTCGCGATGGTGGACAGAGTCCTCCGTTGGCTCCCCTCCATGTCACCCACCTCATTCACGACGATCGTGCTCGCGACATCCAACCCCTCCATCCCATGAGGCCCGCTCAGCGCCATCGCCGTGGTGCTCTTGCACCACCGCTTCCCAAGGATCATCGTGCTCGCGACATCCAACCCCTCCGTCCCATGAGGCCCGCTAAGCGCCATCGCCGTGGTGCTCTTGCACCACCGCTTCCCCAATATCAACTTCTGGAGGCTCGTGCTCACCCCCTTACCGCTCCGTGCCTTCCCGAACTGCCCGATCGACTTCCGTGGTGCGCCCCGTCCGCCCACATGGCCCATCCCCATTCCGCACATGAGCGCCTCTTTCGCACCCTCGTCCTCCTGAAAGCACTCGTCGAGGAACTGCTTGAAGCGGGGACACTCCGCGCCCTCGACCCACTTCGCGTTCACGGTCACAGGGTTCACATACTTCCAGTCGTCTGGCATGAACTCCAACGTCCTGTAGTCCACAATCCCATTCTCATATCGGACCCACGTCCCGACATCCTTCCCCTCGTCACCCACGTAGAAGGGGAACGCATTCACGTCCCTCTCCATCGAGAGGAGGGTCATCACACTCTTCGCGACCGCCGCGGCCATGCTCGGCGTCAACTGGGCGCCGGCCACATACGTCATCTCCTTCTCGTCGCCCTCCTTGGGCCGGCCCGGCTTCCTCTTCGTCACCATCACCTTCTCCGAGGTGAGCAGCACGATGTTCTCCAGTTCGTGGGGCTGGAGGAACATCCACCGCCCCTCTATATATAGGACGGCCTTCCCGCTCACATGGAACGCGCCCATCCTCCCATCCGGGAGCCGGCAGTTCTGGCTCAGCCACCCAAACACCATCTCACTCGCGCTGCCCCCACTCACAGGGCACTCCTCGTGCCCAACCCTCACTCGATCCAGTTCGCCAAGCGTCAGAAGCATTGTTTGCCTTTCGTTCGTTGAAACTTCAACGTGGTCTTCACACGTCCCACTCCAACTATTTACGTGGATGGGCGGGGAAAGTTCACCCCTTCACTCCCTCTTTTCTGACCCCCCTCGAAACCCCCCTGTGCCTATACTTCCTTGGAGGAAATCCCTATGGCCGCCGTCAATCTCATCAACCCCGCCCTCATTGGTGCCACGCCCAAGACGACCCGCGTCGCTGCCTCGATGGGCCTCCTCTCCAAGCCCCAGCCCTCCATCGACGCCGCCCGACGTACCGGCAACTGGTCGCCGCCCGTGATCCCCGCCGGCGCATCGCCCGAGGAGGTTGCTCGGCTCCAGGCCCTCAACCGACAGGGCATGGCCGCCGCCTCCCAATACAAAGCGCCCGCGCGCCCGGCACCCACATCCAGCGCCGTCAATTACCAAACAGAGCAGGATGAGTCCCTCCTTCGTGGCGAGGGAGACATATGGATCAACGGGAAGTGGTTTCTGAGTTCGCAGGGCCAGGCCCGTCTTGCTGAGTTGCAGAAGAAGAAGGCAGGTTTGAATAACAGCACCGGGCCGAGTCCTCTTTCAAAGCGCGTCACGAATCCCTCCAATCTGGGCTACTCACAGTCGTACGACCCCAACGGGAGTGGGTATCGCGCCATCAACACCATCTCCCCACAGAGCGCCGCCGACCTGCGTGCCAAGTTCAAGACCCCCTCCAATCTCGGCTAATCACCGCAAAGGGTGCGGCGAATAACCGCCCCATTCACCGCACGGCCACACTATGACCACCTCGGGCATCGCCATCACACAAGCGATCCGCCTCGTCGACGAAAAGGACCTGTGGAAGCAGTTCGCACGGTTCGGTATGTCGCGGAGGGGGTTCCGTCTCCTCCTTCGCAACCTGGGCGTCCCCCTCGTTGTGACCACTGACAGCACCGCGCTCGTCGACGTGTGGAGTTTCGCGTGCGCGTTCCGCACCGTGTGCAGTCAGGGCCAGCCCGACTTTGTTATGCCCGGTGCCAAGGTGCTCTCGAAAGGCAAGAAGAAGGGGCGTGCGGGCTTCAACACAAAGTTGGACCCCGCCCTCTTCGTCAAAAACCACTCACGCATCGTCTCGGAGATGATGCTGGCCTCCGAATTCAATGGGGCCACGAAAGTGCAAGGGATCAATACGATGGTACAAGCGGCAGCCGCTCGAATGTCCGCGGACGCACTCAACTACCTCCGCCGACAGAAACTCACCAAGGACCCCAATGAACCAGAACAACCCCCCGTCGACGAACCAGACTTCGACGAGCCGTGACTGGAACGATCGAGATGACGACGCCCCCAACACAACCTCCCTCGACCGCTACCTCGCCGCCCACACTCGATATCGTGGTGGACGTTTCGGCATTCACACCCCCTCACCTGCCGCCCTCACCGCCCCGCCTCCCGAGCGACGAACTGGAGATTCGCTCCTCTGACCTCTCGAAGAACGCGGACGTGGTCGTCTCCTTCTCCGACCTCGACGGCTTCGGCGAAGCGATGGTCCTCAACGACTGGGACATCAAGCGCCACGTCTCCACCCTCCTCGCCCACGCCGATAACCCCGACCCCCGTGTCTCCCTGTCCGCGTTGAAAGAGTTCCGCAACCTGCGCAACGAGATTCTCCGCGAGCGCGGCATCCTCAACTCCGCGAAGCAGCAATCCACAAGGACCCTTGCCGATGGCTCCACAGTCACCCAAACCCTCAGCACCCAAACTCTCGTCTCCCGACTCACCAACCCCAACGAGTCCGCCTCCCGCCCCGGAGGTTTCTCAGTCCGACTCCCCAACGACCATCTCCCCAACGGAAGCGCCCAAGGCGGAGCCGCCCAAGACGGAGCCGCTCCCACTCCCGACGTCACCCCGTGAGCGCACCCTCTACACCCAGATCGCGGACATCTTCACCCGCACCTCACCCCTCGTGATCGGTGGGTTCGCTGGGAATATCCTTCACTCGCTCGCCTTCCAGCAGCCCTACAAGGTGCTGGCGCCCGACCCCACCGGCCTCGGCGCCGTCATCCGTAATGAGATCGTGGACAAGCGCAACAACCTCTATCCCAAGTGGGTCAAGGCGGTGGACGAGTGGGGCCCGAAGGTCCACGGCGGCAAGCAGGCCGACGTCATGTATCGCTTCCTCATCCACCTCGCGGTCAACTCACTCCTCACCAAATGAACGTCGTTCGCATCCACTCTGAGGGCAACCCCCTCTACCCCCTCCCGCACGACTACCTCTCACTCACGAGGGACGGGGCACGTCTCGCTCGTGTGAATGCGCTCAAGCAGTGGTTGCTCCCATCCGAGTCCAAGGAAGTGTTGGCCGGCGACAAGATCGCCGCCCTCCGCTTCCTCGACTCTTACTATCTCATGCCCGACGAATCGAGTAACTTCGATCCGGGCTTTTACGACGCCACCCCACTCCCCACCCCCTACTTCCACTACCTCCTCATGGCCTACGGCGCCATGTATCCCCAGTCGCTTGCCATCGCGCCCCGCGGCGCCGCGAAGACGAGTGTGTTCAGGAAGGAGTGCATCCTCGAACTCCTCACCCGTCCGCGGTGGTCCCACGTCTACGCCACGTCAACGGGTGAGAACGCGAAGTCGACCGCCGAAGCGGTGCGTGCCCAGTTCTCCTCGAACTCTCGCATCTTCGACGACTTCACCCCCGAGAGCGAATTCAATGGCCGCATCATCCCCCAGCGCGGCGTGAAGACGTTCGGCAACTCCTTCTTCTTCATCAACAACGGCTCGTGGATGCGCGTCGTCTCCTCGAAGTCGCGCCTGCGCGGTATCCGCCCCTTCATCTTCGACCTCGACGACCCCGAGTACGACCCCTCTGCCTCCACCTCGACCGACCTCCTCCGCATGTACATGGACGAGTTGATCTTCAAGATCGCTCTCCCCGCCGTCATGCGTGCGAGCGCCGGTATCCGTTGGCGCGGCACCTTCGTCTCGCGCCGCCACTACCTCTACCACGCTTGGATGACGGACGCCCTCAACAACCCCATCGACCCCCGCTTCGGCGACTGGGCCCGCCTCTTCGTCCCCATGTGCTTCGATGAAACGGACCCCTCGACGAAGGAGGTCCAACGCATCTCGTGCTGGCCCGAGCGCTGGGCCGACAACGAGGAACAGAAGAAGAAACTAAACCTGTCCCCGCAGGTGCCCACGATCGCAGACGTCGAACGTCGCGTCGGTCGCGCCGTCTTCCTCTCCGAGTACATGGGCCGCCCCGGTGAGAGCGATGACGGCTTCTTCCCCAACCTCTACTCCCCCGAGAAGATGGAGTCGTTCGGCTACTGGTATGAGGAAGTGGACGACCTCTTCTCCACCGAGCCCTGGCGCAGCAACACTTTCATCTGCTACCACCACAACGGCGAACTCACCCGTGTCCCCCTCGTTGAATTCTGTCGGCGCTCGCGCCTCTTCCTCACCGTCGACTCCGCGTACACGGAGAACCCCGACTCCGACGACAAGGTCGCGACCGTCCTCGCCTACGTCCCCAACACCAACCTCCTCTTCGTGCTCGACGGGTGGGCCTCCAACAAATTCAAGGTGCCCCGCCTGTGCAACGAGGCGATAGGCCTCGCCGTCAAGTGGCGCGCCCCCGTCATTCATGTGGAGACGGTGAAAGAGTCCCTCGTCGTCTACTCCACCCTTCAGCAGATGATCCAGACGCGCGCCTCTGAGTTGGTTGTGGGCAAGACCCCCTTCCTGCCCGGCGTCGTGAAGTTTAAGCCCACCTCCCACCGTAAAGAGGACCGCATCGTCGCGTCCCTGTCCTACCGCTTCGAGCACAACCTCATCAAGTTCCCCTGGCTCCCCGACTCGAAGTTGCCCCTGCGCCACTCCAACGGCTACGCCATTTGGGGCAAACTGCACACCCAGGTCTCGGAGTTCAACCCCAACGCTGAGAACGGCGGCCTCGCCCACGATGATTGTTTGGATACCGTTAGTATGGGTGGCTCGATTATTAGGGGCAAGCACCTCCGCCCCCGTCAACCCGACGAGAAGGTGAGCGATGCCGGGGACGCGCGCCAGCGGATGATGGACGGCGAGAAGGTCGACCACATGGGCACCCCCCTCCACCAGTACCTCGGACCCAACGACTACACCCCCGAATTCATCTCCACCATGATGAACCGTAAAGAGGACACCGATGTCAACCGCATCTGAACAGATCCCGACCGTATCCGTCCCCCTCGGCCTCTTCAACAAGATGGCCCTCTGCTACTACGGTGAGGGACCTCGTCACCCCCGCTCCACCTACTCCGAACCCACTCTCTCCCCCTCACGCCCCACTCCGTCCCAGTCCCCCGTTGGGAGGAACCAGTTGGAGCGAGGAGACACCAGGATGTCGGAAAGTGTCACAGGGAGCGTGAACCTGAGTGCTATGATTCCAGGGGTGACTCCCGCGACCCCCTACGCCCGCCGACTTGCCGGTCTCGGCGATGTTGAGCAAGAGATTCCGGGCATTGACAAACCCACTGGGACCTGATACAAATGGCCTACGAATCCCTGCAACTGCCGGCCCGCCGACTTGCCGGTCTCGGCGATGTTGAGCAAGAGATTCCGGGCATTGACAAACCCACTGGGACCTGACACAAATGGCCTACGAATCCCTGCAACTGCCGAAGGACCCCACGACGGTTGCTCGCATCATTGAGTCACATCACACCACCGAGTTGGTTCAACATGCCTACCGCTTCATGTTCTGGGAGGTGGCGCGATGGTACATACAGGGGCACCGTCGCTTCTCCCTGCTCGACCCCCAGGGTCGCATCGTCCGCTCCCATGAGATGGATGTCGACGGCAACCTCGAATACGTCGACCAGAGCCTCGCGGTCGCCATCAATCAGAACGCGGGTCGCATCTCCTCCCTGGACCTTCGCCCCTCGGTGGCTCGCCAGGACACCAACCTCGAAGCCCTCCGCCAGCGGGCCGTCACCCAGATCATCGCAGCCCTCGGTGGCTCGCCAGGACACCAACCTCGACGCCCTCCGCCAGCGGGCCGTTACCCAGATCATCGCAGACAAACTCGCGGGGGGCGGCGACAAGCGCGCCAAGTCCCTGTTCGCCTACTACTTCACCTGCCTCGGCTCGTGCGGTATGCAGGCGGACACCCTCGACCACCCCACCCTCGGCATCGTCGGCGACATCGAGGTCGTTCACCCGCGTGAGGTGTTCGCGTTCCCCCGCCTCCACGGCGACCTCTCCAAGGAGCGCGGCCTCATGCGCCGGCACACCGTGCCGATGTCCTGGTTGAAGGACAAGTTCGGTTCGGTGGTCACACGCCGCCGTGACAAAATGGCGATCTATCGTGTCCGCGTCGAAGACTATTACGCCGACAACTACCGTGGCAACCTCCCCCACACCGCGTATGGGTCGGGTGGCACGTCCCCCACGGACATCGACGACACCATCGAAGTCGCACACATCAATCAACTGTGGATTCACGGGCCCCAGGACACTTGTGCCCGCTACGTCGTCTCGTGCGGCGACGCCGTCATCGACGATCGTGACTTCACGGGGCGTGACGTCTACTGCCCGTTCGCGTTCGACCGTTACATGAACAACCACAACTTCTATGGGTTGGGCCTGTTCGACATCCTCTTCGCCACCTCCCGCTCCGCGGAGAAGATGGTGAAGTGGCTCGTCAACAACGTCGTCAAGAGCGAGCGCTATGGCATGTTGCTCCTCCCGCAGGGCACCGTGAACGAGAGGAAGGCGCTCAAGAACAACGGCGACGAGATGAAGACCCTCTTCTACGAGCCCGACGCCGCGCTCGCCTCTGTCCCCACGCCCCTCCAGATCCAGCCCTACAACACCGGCGACTTCCCCGGCAAGGTCGCGGCCTACCTTGACAATGTGAAGCGTCAGTTGAACCCGCAGCGCGACCTCATCGAGGAGAAGGGTCGCGTCGATTCGGCGACCGGCCTCCAGTTCCTCGACGAGCAGATCAACAAGGCAATCACCGTCCCATCACAGGGCGTCGAGCGCATCTGGTCGAAGATGTACAAGGGCATGATCCAGGCCGGCGCCGGTAAGATGGTCGTCAGCCAGCGCCCCATTCAGGTCTCTCGTCTCACCCTCGACCTCGCGGGCGCCGTCATTGATCCCAAGAACCAGACCGTGTCCTTCTCCGAGAACCCGATCCCCGACCTCTCTCAACTCGAAATCACCGTGAGGGAGATCGCGCCCAAGTCGACCCTCGCCCAGAAGCAGGCCGCGGTCTCGATGCTCACGTTGAAGGACTTCATGGGCAAGGGGATCACCGACGCCACCTCCTTCAAAATCTACCTCTTCGAGCAGGGCCTTGACATCGAGGCATGGATGAACGACGACCGCAACGCCTATCAGTCGGTCGTTCACGACGCCCTCATTCTCTTCGGCGACGGCCAAACCCCCGGCCTCATCACTCCCTCCCCCTACGCCGCATCCCCCGAACTCCAACTGCGTGTACTCACCGCCTTTATGAAGTCACCTCAGTTCCGCATGGCCTCCGTCGAAGTTCAGAACTCCTTCTCTGATTACGTCGACGTCCTTCGCTCGTGGATGGGAAATGTTCTCCCGATGGGAATTCCCAACCCCGACGATGCGATGGCGCTCGGCGCCCCGCCTATGATGAACCAGACCCCCTCTCAACCCCCCTCACCACAAGGAACCTGATTCATGCCCTCGTTTCTGCTCACACCAAACGCCAACCGAATCTCAGTCAAGCGCGACGACCCCGTGAAGATGACCGAGAGCGGCATCATCCTCCCGGAGTCCACCAAGGAGAAGCCCAAAACGGGGACCATCGTCGCCGTCGGCTCCACCGTCGCATACGGCCTCAAGGTGGGCGACCACGTCGTCTTCGGCTCCTACGCGGGCTCGGAGATCAAGGTGGGCGATGAGGACTTCCTCATCCTCAATGACATCGACGTCCTTGGCACCCTTCTCACCGTTCCCGACGCCGCCGTCCCCATCGCTGAACCCACCATCGAGCCCGCTGTCATCGCCTGAAAGGACACACACCAATGTCAGCCACTCCCTCTGTCGACATGAATCTCATCAACCAACTCACTGGCAAGCAGGACGAGAACACCAAGGCCATCACCGCCCAACTGGCGGCCCTGGCCGAACAGTTGAAGACCGTCACCGCGAATCAAGAGGCCCTCTCCAAAGAGAACGCCTCCCTCAAAGCGTTCCAGGAGAAGACCAAGCGAATCATCAACACCCCCGCCGATCAGGTGGACGCCAACGACCTCCGTGAGGTGATGCTCTCAGTGGGCATCTCGAAGGAGGAAGTGGAGAAGCGCCTCGCCGGGGACGACGGTGACGCCGATGGTAAGGGGGCCGACCCCCGGGAGACGACGGTGACGCCGATGGTAAGGGGGCCGACCCCCGCGACCAGCAGATCGAGGACCTCAAGAAGCAGGTGACCTCGGTCGCCGGCTCGGTGGCCCAGAATCGTTCGCAGGTGCTCCGCACCCACTTCGATGCAAAGATTGCTGCCGCGCTCGAAGGCGACAAGGCGTTCCAGGCCATCTACAAGGCACAGGTCGCTGCCGGCAAGACCAAGGAGGCCGAGGCCCTGCGCTCCGGCGCCTCCCGCCTCCTCGAACGATCTGCAATGCGTGAACTGAATGAGGCCGCGACAGCCACCAAGGGTGTGGTCGACGAGGCTATGATTGATAGTGTGGTTCCAAAGGTCACGGGTGACCTCACCACTCTCACCTCAGCAATCGAGGCTTCAACCATCACTGGTCGGAGCCCGGACACGGGGGTCACGGAGTATCAGGTGCGTTACCCGAAGTCAAAAGAACCCGTCAAGGTCCCCGACTTCAAGGGGACAGAGGACATCGGTTTCGTGGAAACCGAACTCGACAAGTGGATCACGGACAAACTCGGGCGAGACATCGCCCAGTCTGACTCCGAGACCGCCGAAAGCAAAGTGTAACGCCCTCTCTTGAGGGCATTTGAAAGGTTCCAGTCATGGCAGGTCTCGTTTCCAGCGGCACGATGCTGCACAAGATTCGTTCGTCTTCGATCGAGGAGGTTCTCTCCAAGTCGGTCGACTCCTACATCCCCGCGCTCGACAAGTTCGGCAAGGCGATGGTGTCCAACAGCAAGGCCCAGGTCCCGACCCAGCAGATCGGTCGCGACTACCTCTACATCACCCACTTCCAGCCCGCGCTGGCGAGTGGTCGTCTGCGTCCCACCTCGCAGCGTGGTGACTCGTGGCTCTTTGGTGAATCGACCTCCCGCTACGGCGGCAGCAATGGTCGCCTGTTCCGTCAAACCCAGACGAACACGCTGCCCCAGTCCGACGGCACGAACCCCATCCCGATCCGCTTCGCCATCGGCCTCCGTGGCGTCGAGGATGCGATGCCCGTCACCTACGACGAACTCCAGTTGGCCGCAAACGACGCGGTCCTGGGTCCGTCGATGATGGCGAACAAGGTGAAGGGCTATGGCCGTATGTTGGCCCAGTTCTACATCAACGCCGTCTACACCGACCCCTCCACCAACTACAAGTTGGTGAACCTGGGTGCATCGACGGGTTCGGCGCGCTACGTGATTGGTACTTCGACCGTTCGTCAGATTACTTTCTCGCCCCCGTCGAAGCAGTACGATCGCCTGATGCCGGGCCAGCAGGTCGACCTCTTCAATGGCACCACTCGTGTCAACGAACTGGCCGGCACCCGCATCCGCATGGTCGTTGACTCCGTCGACGCGATGTACGGCAAGGTGGTTTTGTCCATCGAACCGTCCACCGCGGCCCTCTCGAATGCTAACTACGACGTCGTGTTCACCACGTCGACGGTTGGCGAGTCGGGCTACCTCGTCGATCCGGGCAACTACGACTCCGTGAACGGCGCCTTCAACGGCATCGCGGGTATGAACGCCTGGATCAAGAGCGGTGACACCAGTTCAGACAACACCAACGACAACTGCCTCCTTGGCGCCGATCGCGTGGAGCAGGGTTCGTTCGGTGGTGCAGTGAACGTCAACGTCCACCCGGAGTTGAAGTCACTCATCCAGAGCGTGGGCGACACGATGACGGAGCACAAGTTCCGCCTCATCCTCGACCAGTGGTACCGTCACCACGGCAAGTACGGCCACTACCTCGACACCGCGGTGTGGAGCGTGGGTGCCCTGCGCGCCTATGAGCAGACGAAGGTCGGCCAGATCCGTCTGGAGCACAGCGCGACGGGTCAGTTGGCGAACGAAGGCGCCGCCTCCGGCCTCAAGTTCACTCACGGCGGTCGCTCCTACACGTTCGAGGAGTCGAACGCGATCGACGCGGGCCAGTGCTACATCATCCGCACGGGTGGTGGCAACATCCGGCGCATCGTTCCCCCGTACGCCGCCGGCACCAAGACGGCGCCGTTCGGTGACGAGGGCACGGGCCTCCCGATCCGCCTGATCGCCCCCGCCCTTACCGGCGAGAACTCGATCCTGGCTCGTAACGCTGCCGGTCAGCCGCTCGCGGCAACCGACACCCCTTTCATCTGCTACATGCAGTGGTTGTGGAACCAGCCGGCCTCGATCAAGTTGACGGACCTCACCGAGGATCGTCAGGACTCGTAATTCAACGGAGGGGGCCCCTTAACGGGGGCCTCCCCTATTTATGCACACACCCACCGCCGCCCGCAAGGGGACCCATCATGTCGCGACCACGCCGCACGACGTCGACGTCACGAAGTCGCCAGGAGACTTTGAATCTGTTGTGCTGGGTGGAGAAAGGTGCGACCCCGAGAGCCACGCCCTCCTGGTCAGCGACTATGCCGATTGGGCAAATACGTCCCTTGGGCGAACTGATCTGTTCGTCTATCGCCACACGGGCACCGGCAACATCTTCCTCGCTGTGTGGCTCCACCGACCAACCGCCCACGACGGGCGAGGGGGAGTCTTCGCCACCCTTGAAGAACTCAAGGGCGGTGTTCCCGGCCATGCGTCCTGTGCATGGGAGCCTGATCTCCACTGGCTTCGACTTCGACTTCGACCCTGGGGAGAGCACCACCGAGACATGATCGCCGCCGCAACCGAGAAGCGCTACCGCGAGCAACTCACCCGCAACGCCGACGTTGAATCCCGTCTCCGCTTCGCCAAGTACCTCCGGTCCAAGGGCAAGAGCGAGACGGCCATCCTGTACGAGCGCGGTTTCATTCCGTGGGCCGCAAGCGAGGAAATGTAATGCACCCCTCCGGTTCCTTTCTCAAGACGGTCCTCGAACGTGTGCGCGCCTACGTCAACGAACCCGACGCCGACGCAAAGTTCAAGGACGAGTACGTCATCCGAAGCATCATCTCGCCCGCCCTCGACGAGGTGGTGGGTCGCATCACCATGACCGAGAATTGCCCGGTCATCTGTCGCTTCTCACTCACCCTCTCCGCCTCTCAAGAGTATTACATCCTCCCCTGCGCCCGCGAGATCATTCGCATCGTGCAGATGGACGAATACAAGAACGTCGTCTTCGACTGGCGCCCCGAGAGTGACCACAACCCCGGCGGCCCCGGCTGGGTCATCGAGGGCAACACGATCCGCTTCAACCCGCTCCCCGCCGAAACCGAGACCCTCGACATCTGGTACATTCCCGACTCCGCGGTGGTCCCCCATTACTCCGCGGACGGGGGCGCCTGTTCCGTCGATGGCACCACCTTCACCCTCGACTCCACCCCCACGTTGGGCTTCCTCGACCAGCGAGAGAACGCATACGCAGGGCTCATGCTCCGCTACCTCCCCGCCTCCGGCATCTGGCAGGAGCGCATCATCACCTCCTACGACCCCTCCACCCGAGTCGCCACCCTTCGTCGCCCCCTCTCCTCCATTCCCGGCACCCGCACCTCCCTGGCCTACGAGATCGCGCCCATCTACCACGCCTCCCTATGGGAAGCGGTCGCCACCCGCTCCGCGATGAAACTCGCCGCGATGAACCGCCAGTCCAACCCCGCGATCGACCGCGAATATGCGGCCTCCCTCAAGACCGCGCGCGACCTCCTCTCCAACTTCAACAGTCGCCGCGTCAACAGGCCGATCTCCTCCACACTCGACGCGCCCGAGAACGATTTCAGCGTCTTCTGGTCACACTAACCATGCCGTACGATTCCTCGGGACAAGGCGTCTACCTCTCCTCCCTCTGGACAAGTGGGTTCCGTCCCTCATTCTCTGAGGGCCTGTCCTCCCGCATCGACAGCGGCTTCTCCAAGTCCCTGATCCAGTCGGGCATCGGTTTCAATTACCCCATCCAGTTCCCCCAAACGTCGGGCTCCTCCCTCTACGACCTCCTCGCCGGCCCCCGCGGACAAGCGGGCGGCTCCACCACCGGCTCCACAAAGTGGATCATCATCGGCAACGGTGGCAACCCCAACGACCACGTCACGGTGGACAGCCCCTTCGTCACGGGCGGCAGTCCCACGGGCCCGTCGGGCGGTGGATGGAACAACCCCGGCGGCGGTGGCACACGTCCCACCACCGGCAGCGGTGGCTCCGGTTCGGGCAGCGGGGGCAGCGGCAGTGGCTCGGGCTCCGGCTCAGGCAGCGGCTCGTGCGCGGGGGGCACCGAGGTCGTCACATGGCGCCTCACCGACTTCGACGTCTACATTCCCCAGTCCCCCTACTTCATCGACGGCTACTCCGGCCCCGAATTCGGCAACCTGTCCTGCTGCTCCGACAAGTCACGCCTCCGTCGCGGCTCCTACACCGCAACCTACACCCTCTCCTACACCATCACGTTGGTGGGCTATCCGGGCCCGTTCCAAACGGACGTCACTCTCGCAGGCACAGGCACCTACGACTTCGGCGCCCAGGGCTACATCCTCCGCGGCGCTGCCTCCCTGCGCCAGCGCGGTTACACCTACAACCCCGACACTGGCCAGTACACCCCCTACGATCGCACCACCGACCTCGCCCCCACCGGCGAAGTTGGTGTCGTCTCCGTTCAATCCACCACCCCCTTCTCCGTGGGTCTCTCCGCCCTCCCTTTGTGGGTCAAACAGTTCGACCCCAACTACTTCGGCTTTGTGGACGGGGGCGGCGTCGCCATTGACCGTAACGAGTCCCCCATCACTACGGGCACCTCATTTACCCACGACTGTGACAACGCCTCACTCTCGTGGAGCGTCAACACGCCGGGCACTTACTACGACGGCGGCGGTTTCTCGAACGCCCAATTCGTCGGCTCCTGCAACTTCAACGTGACATACTCAGGATGATCCCTCACACCTTCCACTTCGTGTGGGTGGGCCCCAACCCCATCCCTCCCACCCTCCTCACCAACGTCGAGGGTTGGCGCCGTCTCAACCCCACATGGCACATCACCCTGTGGTCCGACACCGTAACGGGCGCCGGTCCCTGGGACGACATCCGTTGGGAACCCGTCATCAACAGGCGCCTCTACGACCACATCTCCCTCTTCGTGGGCGACGCCGCTCAGTGGGCAGGGCGCTCCGACATCGTCCGCCTCGAAGTCCTCGCGAAACACGGGGGCGTCTACCTCGACTTCGACGTGAAACCGCTCAAGCCCGTGGACACCCTCTTCGACACCGTCACCCTCTGCCTCGCCGACGAGCGCGCCCAAGAGGACACCCTCGGTCGCCCCGGCGCCTGCAACGGCAACTACCTCATCGGCGCCCGCCCCAACCATCCGGCCCTCTGGACCTCTGTCCGTGAGATCGAGGGCAACATGGTCCGCTTCAAGGGCGACATCATCAAGGGCACCGGCCCCCAGTACGTCTTCCGTCAACTCGTCCGTCACCCCGACTGCGTGGTCTTCCCCCACCACCTCTTCAACCCCTGTCGCCCGCGTGTCGACTGGTCCCAGGTCACCGAATGGCCCCCGACCGCATACGCCAACCACTGCTTCCACGGAACGTGGTACGGACAAACCAAGACACCCCCAACACCGGACCTATGATCTCCCATGCCCCCCACCAAACAAGTTTGGCAGTACCCGACGATTGACACGAACCAGAACAAGCGGTTCGCGCGCGTGGGCACCCCCCTCACCTCTGCACACGAGACCATCGGTTTCGACGGCACCGAGGACGGCGGCCTGCGCCCATTCGCCGGTTTCCTCAAGGTCCACACCCTCGACGCACCCACCGACGTGGGCCCTGTCGTGTGGCTCCGTGCCTTTGACCTCCGAGTGGGTGACGACAAGTACGCATACGGCTTCATCTATCGCACCACCCTCGCCGGCCTCGACAACGTCTACGTCGAATGGCGCGTGGGCACGGGCTCATTCACCCGCACCCTCCTCGCGGAGGACGTCCCCAACAACAACCAGTGCGACTTCACCACCTTCGGTCGCCTCCTCTACGTCTACATCAAGGGGCGCCCCTGCGTCCGCTTCTACATCGAGGACCTCTCCCCCACCTTCACCCCCCACGTCCTCGGTGGCCCCGGCAGCGACATCTACCCCGGCCCCGGCCCGCGCCCCGTCCTCATCGACGCCGACAAGGTGGGCACCTCCGCCCTCGGTTCATGGGACTCACTCGCCAACCGTCAACCCGACGCCACCTACTCCGCGGTCCCCGCATACGGCGGCATCCACCTCCTCGCATACGGCCCCTCCTCCGTCACCTCCATCCCCCTCGTCTCGGGCGGATTCGGCTCGGGCGGTTGGGGCAGTGGCACGGGCGCCGGCTCACCCATCTCCGGCGGCGACCCCGACGGCACATGGGCCGATGGAACCAACCCCCAGCGCGACGACGACGTCCGCCAACTGGAGCCGGGCGACTACGCCTTCGCATATCAACTCGTCGACTCAAAGACGGGCACCAAGTCCTGCCTCTCGAAGATCGCGGTCGCCAACTCCAACGACTTCAACACCGTCTCCGGTTCCACCACCACGGCCAACTTCCGTTACGCCGCAATGGTCATCGTCTACGACTCCACAAAGTGGGACACCGCAATCATCTATCGCAGCGTCCGCAACCAGGACGCGGGCGGCGTACTCGCGGCAGCCACCCTGTGGCGCGAGAACACCATCCTCCTCTCCGAGTACCTGTACGGTCGCCAGGGCAACGAGCCCAACGCCGAGTTCACCACCGCCGATGCGGACGGCAACATCGTTCCGACGGAGGACGCCCGTCGCGCCCTCTACTACTACGAGGTCGACGACAAGGCCCTCGTCTCCGCCGAAGCCTTCCTCGACGATCGCACCACTCCCGACGAGTTCCCACCCACGGGCGGCTCCTGCCTCGCCTCCGAGCGTACCCTCTTCGTCTCCGCGATCTCACGTTGGAGCGAGGACGAGTTGAAACTCAACCCCGCCATCGGCGAGATCCGTTGGTCCTCTTCCTACGACGGTCAGCCCGAACTCTTCCAGCAGGTCAACACCTACATCCCCCCTCAAGTCAACAACGAAGTCATCAAGTTCTGCCCCGTCAACGGCAACATCATCGGCTTCTCCAAGGACCGTCTCTACATGCTCCGCAAGGAGTCCGTGTACGTCAAGGCCCAGGAGATGCACGCCGGTTTCGGACTCACCAATCCCAACTCCGCCACCGAGGTCGCGGGCACAGTCTACTACCTGAATTCACGCGGCATCCTCACCGTCGACTCGGACGGCAAACTCGACTCCGTCGACTCCGTAAACTCCATCATCAACAAGGAGTGGGAGAACCTGTCCTACGTCCACATGGCGTTCGACCCCCACATCTCCGCCCTCTTCGTGGTCAATCCCTACTGGCAGGCCAACGAGTCCCCATCTGTCGCACCGGCCAAGGGCCGCGCCATCGTCTTCTGGTTCCGCACCCAGAAGGTTCGCGAACTCTACGACGTCAACTTCGTCTCTGCCTGCACCGGCCTGTGGTCCCACAACCCCTTGATCGCTTCCGACGACCTCGTCCAGCGGGGCTTCTTCCTCGACGCCTACTCCAACGTGTACGTCGTGGACGCCGACCGCCAGAAGCCCAGCGAGACCCTCCTCAATCCCGACGGCAGCGTTCGCTGGTCATTCGTTGCCTCCGCCACCGATCAAGTCCAAGCGACGGGTGGCTCCGTGGGCACCGCCTCCCGCTACAAGGGGTGCCGCCTCTACGTCCTCTCCGGCCCCAACCAGGGTCGCAGCGCCCTCATCACCGACCTCACCTCCATCACCGGCGACGCCCTCTTCACGGTCGACGACCTCGAACCCTTCACCGACCTCGCCGTGGGCACCCGTCTCGGTGTCTCCCCCGTCTACTGCCGTTGGACCGGCCACCACCTTCTCAAGAACGACGCCCAGGGCCAGCCCATCCCCTACGACTTCTTTCAGCG